GGTTGCCCCGAAGGACAACCATATTATTTTGTTATTGATTTAATCTTTTCTCTATATTAGAGTAGATTTCCATACCTTCATCAGTTTTAAACCAATGCGCTAATGCGGTATAAGGATGCTCATCAAATGGTATAACCATTAGTTTCCTTCCATTTCCACCCCATAAGAAGTTTCTTTGGTCAGAAGATAATCTTAGTATTCCAGCTTCAACAGCTTTAATACCAAAGTTTCTAAGTTGTACATTCTCGTCATCCGCTAACTCTAAGAAGAGTTTTGGGTTGTTTCGAGCAAATACTAATAAATCTCTTTTAAGCTCCTTAGAACTTAGGTTAGATACCTCAGATCCTTTCTCTACACGCATAATAGCTTCTGCCATATCTATGTCGATATTTCTCGCTGCTATTAAAGCATCAACTTGAATGTTTAGTATGTCAATTTCCTCAGAAGCTATGTTCTGTGGTTTGTACTCATAGTATAAAGTATCTTTATGAGGATGGTATAGCGAAAGTAGTTTTTGCAAAACTGTTTTTTCTTTCGGTACGTATAAACTCCCTGATCTAAACACAATATGCTCTAATCTTTGATCACCTTTCATTTCGTCAACAAACGGTGTTTTTTGATTACTACAGTACTTTAACTCTCTTTCATACCCTTTTTCTTCATCAAAGTAATATACGCTAGTTGCTTTTATAGATCTAGATAATGGTTTTTTATTACCAATGAGGTAATACATTCTATCTTTAATTTCCCACTCATTTGTAGGTTTTAATCTTTCTCTTGCTTTTGGTTCTTCAATTACAGGTTCTTCAAATGTTTCTTCAAAGAATTCTGTAACTACTTCTTTCATTGTTTCGATTTGAGGTTCTACCTCAACCTTCTTTTTTTTCTTTGCCATAATATAATATAATATAAATTAATAAAAATAAAAGGGAGTGGAGACTAAGCTCCACCCTCTTTTAAAATAATTGTGCTTATTTCATTAACATGAAATTGTTAGCACCTTGTGTAACTAAACATCTTTCAGAAAGCATGTGGATTTCCATCGCATCTAAAGCAGATGTAGAAGCTCCAACCGAACCAGTAGTCCAAGTTTTTAATTTTCTGTTGTCAGTTTGTGAAGCTCTATAACGAACGTGTAAGAAAGGTCTCTTAAGATTCTTTCCTAATTGTTGGTCATAAACCGTTGAAGTACCAGCTGGGATAATAACCCCTCTGATTGCGTTAGCAGCTGAAGCAGCGTTAATACCACCTCTTGTTGCTAAATCATTCAAGTATCTGAAATCAGACTTGTAGAAGTCATAAGAACCTCTTCTGAAACCAGAGAAACCTAAGTTTAAAGCCATATCTTCTTCGTTGTCGAATACTCCGTAAGAAGTACCTCCAGCTCCGTAAGAATTCATAGAAGCTAGCATGTCATCCATTGCTAACGAAGTAGCTCTGTTTACAAACATCATGTTTTCCTCAATAGCTCCTTGCTTGTCAAACTCAGCTAAGATAGCATCAAATTCAGCTAAATCAGTCGCAGCGTTAACACCAGTGATTCCAGAAGTTAAATTACCTCTTGACTCAATAGCAGCGAATAAACCTTCTGTACCAACTGTATCTCCATTAGAAGCGATAAAAGCATCAACACCTGTTGCAGCTGTAGTATCATCACCTAATTCACCTTCTAACATAGACATCTCTAAGTAATCGTTAAAACGAGCTCTTGTATCAGCTTCAGCTTTTAAATACCATAAGTAACCTGATTGACCTTCTTCACCAGCAACTTCAACCCAACCAATTCTAGACGCATCAGAACCTGATACAGAATAGTAATCTTTTAAGATAATTGGTTTATTTTGGTAAGTTTTGAAACTTGGTTCGTTAGCACCTCTTTGCTCAGTTGCAACAGCACCCGCAGTGTTATAAGACATACCTTTACCGAATTCAGAACCATAAACTAACACAGTAGTTGATTTAGCTCCTGCTAATGCTGCTACCGCAACACCATCATAAGGTAAAAGTGTTAACTCATCATTGTTAGTAATAGCCGAAACTATACATTTAGAGATAGTATTAGCGTTAGAAACGATAACAGTATCATTAACTCTAACACCGTGAGCAGTGTCAAGACCAGCTGTAATATCAGTTGCTTCGTCAATATCAGCTTGTAATAATAAAGTGTTTGATCCAGACATCACACCTTTGTATGATAAGTGTAATCTACCTTGCTCAGACCAAATAACTTGATCAGCAGTCATAGATTCTTCAGCTCCAACTTTTGAAAGAAATCCTGAAATAGTTCTCGGTCCGAAAACTTCAGCTTCTTTTTCCATTAGATCTGGTAAGTATTGTTGTCCCCAACCAGCAGAGCTGTTTAGGTCTAAATAGTTTGTTGCTAGCGTTTGCTGTATTGTAGCAGGCACGCTGTTCAACAAAGCACCATTTGTAATTGCCATAATTTTAAATTTTTAATTTGTTATTTTTTGTTTTTAATTTTAAATTTGAAATCAGCGGAGTTATCACCTAAAGCTTTTACAGTTATACCACCAGCACTTACAGCGCCATGTGATTGTCTAGGGCTCATGTCTATGTTTTTAGCATTTTCAACACTATTTTTCATAGCATCAGCCTGTCCTTGTTCGTAAAAGTGTTTAGCGATAGCATCAGCATTCATTGCTGTATAAAGTGATTTATGGTAACCTTGGGCATCTGACATTTCATCATTTTCATTCAAGAACTTCTTGACAAAATTATTAATGTCTACCTGAGTATCCTTAACCGCTCCAGCATTGTTTACGTTGTATCTAAATTTCTTATCTCCGACCTCATATTCAAAACCTTTGAATTTGTCGTTAAAAACCTGCTCGGTTTTATTTAAGAAAGTAGATTTTTGTTTATTTGCTACCTCTTCATTACTCGCTTTTTCCTTGTTGTACCTATTAAAGAAATCAATTGCTTTTTGTTGGTCGTCAGTTAATTTAGACCCAGCTTTAATTTCTTCATAGTATTTGGATTTGTTCTCTTCCAGTTGAGATTTAGCGTTCGCAACTTGCTCTTTTAACGCTAATTTTTTTCTACGTATTTCTCTATCGTCGTCTACATCTTCGTCGAACGAGAATTGATCTTCCAAAAGGAAGTTAATTTCTTCTGCATTTAAATGAGGTTTTGTTTGCTTGTAGTGCTCATACAGTATATCTTGATTATCCATCTCACTGTAATCTTTATTAAGCTTAACGTAGTCATTTAAATCACCTCCAGTTTCATCCATAAAGTTGACTAACTTCTGAATGTTCTCTGGTAAAGGTTCACCAGTCTCCATAGACTCTTTTATAGCCTCCGCAGCTTCAACAGCTACTTCTTCTACCTGTTCTACAGTTTCATTAGTGATTTCCTCTACTACTGGCGTATCTTGTTTTTCCACCTCTTGTACTTCAGTTTCAGGTTTAACCTCTTCAACTGGTTTTTCTTCTGGTGGATTGTTTAAGTCAACCTTCGTAACTGTTGGTTCAACAGCTTCAGCTGGTTTCTTCATTTTCGCTGCAACCTTAGTAACGTTACCTTTTGTTTCGTTACCATCTGGTTGTTTTGCTTCTTTTTTTTCTACTTTAATTTTGCCAGTTTCGTTGTCTACGATTGGCTCTTCTTTTTCTGCCATAATATAATATAATAATAGTTAATAATTTTACTTAGGACCAAATGCTCCTAAACCGAACTCGCCACTCATTATATCATTACCTGAGGACTCAAACTTTTTAGGTGGTTTCTTGTTTAATCTTTGGTCTATAAGCTCACTTTGTTGTGACGCTTGCATTTTTGTTCTTTCGTCTTTACGATCTTCTTTTCTTGTATCTTTCATATCAACTTCCTCCATATTCATTTTTTGAAGTTTCATGTTGATTTCGAATTCCATTTGCATAAGCTCTTTCTTAATATCAGATTCCACTTGCATTTGCTGGGTTTTATTTGCTGACTTTATATTCTCCAGCTCAACGTTCAATTGGTGTGCCGCTTGAGCTTTTTGAGTTTCAGCTTCTGCCGCTGCTTTGGAAGCTTCTGCTTGAGACTTACCTTGAGCCTCTGTCATTTCGAGTTCTTGCTTTTGCTTTAACTCTGCTTTTTTCTTTCTAGTAATCTTAAGCATTTGATTAGCTAGCTTAATGTTTCTAATGTTTCTTAAATCAATAGCATCTTCCAAGTCTATTGATCCTTGCTGTATAGATGTTTGTATGTTGTTCTCTAACATTTGTTTCTCTTCATCATCTGGTGCTAACTCTAAGAATATACCAAAATCATACAAATGCAACTCCGCCATCTCTTTTAACGTAGCAACATTATGAACACCTATAGATTGTATGAAAGCATCTTTTGTTGGAGAATATTCTAGTATATCAGATATCCTTAAAGATAATGATTCAGCAACCTCTGCTGTTAAGAACATACCACTTTGCAAGATATGTCTTGTAGCTACGTTTGAGTTTGCTGCAGCCATTTTTTGTATACCAACCAATGATTTAGCATCTGGAGTAGAAGCGTCTCTAGCTTCGTTTAAACCAGTCGTATCTCTAATCATTTGTAAATAGTAGTTATAAGTACTAATTAACCCCTGCATTTTATTAGCAGCAGCGCTACTATTAGATATTTCCTGTATAGGTGTTTTCCCTTGATTTGGATCTCCATCTTGAGTTAATGACCTACCAATAACAGAACCCGTCTGGAAGTACATATTTAAAGCTTCTTGTGGGTTGTAGTTTGTTCCGTTACCTAAATCAATCTCAGCTAAACCGTCAGCATCTAAATACACACCATCTGGAACCATTCTAGATAACACCTGTTGAAGTTTTAAATGAGTTAGTTGTATCATGTCAGCGAAACCAGTTATTCTGCTCACAAGTGATTCTATTCGCCCTTCATACATTCTAGGCGCTACGATAGAATAATTCATTTTAACCTTAGTATAATCACTCTTAGGACGCATCATATTTCTTGCCATCTCCCATTTAAGCAATTTATCAGTACCAAGAACTAACGCTCCCTCATACAAACACTCAATAGCTCTTTGTAGTTTAGAAAACTTAAAGTCTACATCTACAGGTGGATTAAACTTATCGTCCTTCTTTATTATCTTAGCAGAACCACTAGCTGTTTCTTTAACCTTGTAAACCTCATTCATATAAGTTTTATAGTTAAAGTATAAAACTTGTACCTTGTTCTCATCGTCATCTTTTCTTCCTTGCGAATATCTATTGTTTTTCATAGATATCTCCTCTAAATCTTCGTGCTCTAGGTGCGGAAACTCCTTTACCAATTCGTTAATTGGAATCTCTTTAACCTCTCCAACGTAGTATATGTCTTCGAAATAAGGGGAATCTGTGTGAGAATAAACTAGATTAGCTGGATCAACATAATCTATAACAACTCCTTCAGAAGTATTAAAAGACGTTTTAACAGCTCCAATACCTAATATTGTTAAATCTTGATAGAACCTTCTTTTTATTAAATCGTAGTTATTACCTTTAAACAAAACACTTAAAGCAGCTTCTTCAGCTAGTTCAACCGCTTGCTTATAATTAAGTTGCATGTGTAACGCTAACTCTTCTTCTGAGTCAGGAAGTTTCTCTGGTGGAGTTGTTGATAAATCAATATTCATAGACGCTTTAGTTTGAGCATCAAACTCTTTAAGCCTCATATCTTTCAGTAAATTTTCCATATAATCAGTACGCTTGCTAACACCCGCTTGGTCTTGCGAGTACGCTTTTACATCATATAGTTTTTCTGCGATTCCGTTAACGACTATGTCAACAAACTTAGGGATAATTGGAACTGGTTTCCAATCTAAGTTTAGATACGATAAATCACCATTAATAGATAATTCATCTTTATATTTTTGGATAGATTGTTCACCTCTAGCATATAACCTTAAGTTATGAAAATTGTTTAACCCTTGATTATATCTACTATTACCAAACCACTCTTGTTCAATAGCGCGAGCAACCTTTAAACCGTATTCATAACTAATCTTCTCAGCATCACCAACAACTTGGCTCGGGAAAAAATGATTTATATTTCGTCTATTCATTCTATTTTTTAATTATTTGAGACATACCCCCAGTATTCGAATATTTTGAAATATGTATACTTAACGGCTGTTTTTCTATCTTCGCGTTTGGCGCATATAAATGTCTATTGTTAGCCATGATAGCTAAACCAGAACTTATCGACGCATCATGCTTTGTTCTTTTATTTATATCAAACCTACTCCAATCATTTAATAACTCGTTAAAATACAAATCACCGTGACTACCATCTTGTTTTATTCCAACGTGATCTTGTATATACATTTCAATTGCAGCAGCGTGAGCTTGCTTAATATCTTCCGAGGAATTAGGTATTCCACCAACTTCTTTTTCTGCAACAGATAGTTTGTTCCATATCTTATCTGGCCTATTCATACTAAACCCTCTATACCCTCGACGTCTCAAATAGTACAAGAGACGAGGTTTATTGTTCTCCGCGAGTATAGGCATCCCATAAAATACTAAAGCCATTAGAACGTCCTCAAAGAACATCTCAGCCGTTGGTGGTCTTGATAGGTATTCTAAAAAGAAACTATTTGCCGGAGCATCTTCCATGCTGAATCTAGTTAAGCCGTGTAAAGCTCCTTTCGACCCAACTCCATCTACTGTTCCTGATATATCGTAACTATCGCAACCAAAGGCTCCCATGTGTTCATTACCAGGATACTTAATACCGTTTTTAAGTATCACCCTGTTTTGTAACTGCTGAGGTGGAACCCAACTAACTTTAAATCTTCCTTTTGGGTCTGGGTAAAATATAACTTTTGAATCCTTGATTCCATTCACCCATTGAAAATTACCAGTTGTAACTCCTAAGGTTCTAGATAACTCTTCGTTGTAATCTATCTGCTCGTATATTTTAACTAAGTTAAATATACTTCCTTTTGTCTCATCTCTAAAAGCGTGTTCAGTTGTTCTTGGGAATTGACGGTAGAATTCATTTAAAGCATCATGGTCTCCTTTCAAACCATCAACTTCATTCTGCCAGTTATCTATTACACCTACATCTATTAATTCACCGTCTGG